ATGGAATTGGGATGGATGACTATCTGGATCGTTTTTTTAATTCAGATTTCCCACAAACAAATTATCCACCATATAATTTAATTCAATTGAATAATCATGAGTCAACACTGGAGATCGCACTTGCGGGGTTTAAGGAAAATCAGTTACGAGTCTTCACGGAGTTTGGAAAACTATATGTGGAAGGCACAAAAGAAGAATCGAAAGTTGATGGATCGTTTATCCATAAAGGATTGGCCCAACGTAGTTTCAAACGAGTTTGGACGGTCTCAGACGATACGAAGGTTGGATCCGTCAAGTTTGAAGATGGACTCCTCACCATACAGTTAAATAAAATAGTACCAGAGCATCACGCTCGTAAAACTTACTTAGGAGGTACGGATCATGAAACTAACTAGTCCGTTCAGCATTATCCACAATGCTATTAGCGATCTCAAAAGAGTTCCTAAAGAAAAACCCAAAAAAGCAAAAACTGTGGTATAATAAAGGGGTCACAAGACCCCCTTTTTTATGAGTGATTTTGAACCCCTTGATTTTAAAAAAGAAGGAATCGTATTAGATTATAAAACTGCTGGTGTTGATATAGATGCTGGTAATAAGTTTGTAGAGGATCTTAAAAAGAAAGTCCCTAACCTTGGTGGGTTTGGTGGAATGATAAAAGTTCCTTCAGGTTATGAGGAACCTATTTTAGTATCTGGAACTGATGGTGTAGGAACTAAGATTGATATTGCACAAGCTGCTGGAGACTATACAACCATAGGAATAGATCTTGTTGCTATGTGTGTTAATGATATAATTACTTGTGGTGCAAAACCATTATACTTTTTAGATTATATTTCTACTAAAAAGTTAGATGAAGATATTTCTGATATTATGGTCGGTATTATTAAGGGATGTGAGATAGCAGGTATGGATCTCTTGGGTGGAGAAACTGCTGAACATCCTCAGTATCAAATGAAGATTGACCTTGCTGGTTTCTGTACTGGTATAGTAGAAAAGAAAAAGATTATAGATGGTTCTGCTATTAAACCAAGTGATAGAATTATTGGATTGGCAAGTAGTGGTGTGCATAGTAATGGGTACAGTATTATCAATTATTTGGCACGTAGACTTAAATTAAATTATTGTAATTATCCTGAGTTACTTACACCAACAACCATCTATGCTCCTGTTGTAGAACGTCTTTTAAATGATGGTGATTGGGTTTATGGTATGTCGCATATTACTGGTGGAGGAATCCCTGAGAACCTTCCTAGATGCCTTCCAAAGGGACTTAAAGCACATGTTGATTGGAATGCTTGGCGAGTGCCAGAGATCTTCTTAGAGATCCAACGTCAAGGTAATATGGATGAGTTGGAGATGAGAAGAGTATTTAATCTTGGTATTGGATATTGTGTAATTGTTCCTGCAAATCGTTTAGAATTAACTATGGATATTATTAAAGATGAAGATATAGACTGTTGGGAAATTGGTGAAGTTTATGAGGCAACTTGTTAATGGTAGATGTATGTATTCATACTGGACCTCATGATTCTTCGGTTTCTATTGTAAAAAATGGAGAACTTTTTCATTTTATAGAAGAGAGATTTTCGCATTTAAAACACGCAGCAACAGCAATGTATGCTGTTAATCATATTAAAGAGTTTTGTGATGAGATTGGCGATTTATCTTTTTCTAATTTATTTTTTCAACATACTGATTTTGGGGCATATCAAGCATTTTTAAATGAGATATTAAAAATACCTTCAGAAAAGGGGTTTATACATGAAGATCATCATTATCTACACGCAAAAACTTCTTATTCTCATTCTGGATTTGATGATGCTGTAATTTTAGTTATAGATGGTGCAGGTAGTACTTACACTTTTGGTAAAGAAAATCTTTCTGTATATCAAGCATTTGGTAATAATATTAATCCAATATACAAATCTGTGATTGGTAATGGAGAATTTATTGATAATGCTCCAAATTTTGTAGATGAGAAAACAAATATAGGAGCAGGGTTTGTATATACTGCAGTTACAGAGTGGATTGGTTTTGGTGGATTGGAATCTGGTAAAACTATGGGTCTTTCTGCTTACGGTAAATATGATGATAGGATACGTGAATTAATATCAGTTGAAGATTGTGGAACTAAAAGTTGTCAGTTACGAACTGATAGTTTTAATAATTCCAATTCTGATTATAGTAAAATAGCAAATATTGGAACTTGTGGTGCTATTCTTAATAAAGAATATGTACCTTTAGATAGATTGGATGAAAAAAATAAATTTAATATTGCATACAGAGTTCAAAAAGATTTTGAAAAGTATTTGATTCATACTTGCAAAAAAGTATTAGATATATCTAAATCTAAAAATTTAATATTAACTGGGGGATGTGCTTTAAATTGTGTTGCTAATTATAAGTTACTTAAGGAATTACCTGATGGTATCAATTTGTATGTTGATCCAACTTGTGATGATTCGTCTGTTAGTATAGGTGGGGCATATCATACTTATCATCAAAAAAATCCTAATATATCTTTTAAATTAAAAAATTTATATAAAGGAAGATCACTACAATATGAGTATGAATTGCTAGAAGATGAGAATGAGTATGAGGCATCTTCAAAAGATATTGCTAAGTTAATAACTAAAGGAAATATAGTTGCTATCGCTCAAGGTAGAAGTGAGATTGGTCCTAGAGCATTAGGAAATAGATCTATTCTGTTTGATCCTAGAATAAAGAATGGTAAGGATATAGTGAATAGGGTAAAGAAGAGAGAACCTTTTAGACCTTTTGCAGGAACAGTTCTTTTAGAACACGCTAGGGATTGGTTTGATATGAATAGGTTGGAAGAGAGTCCATTTATGACATATGCTATTGATGTATTACCTGAGAAAAAAGATTTAATACCATCAATAGTTCATGAAGATGGAACCTGTAGAATACAAACTCTTACTAGAGAACAGAATAAAAATTACTATGATTTGATTTCAGAGTTTTATAAATTAACTGGAGTACCTATTCTTTTTAATACCTCATTTAATCTTGCTGGCGATACTATGGTAGATACTATTGAAGATGGTCTTATGACTTTGAGGAATAGTGAATTAGAATATATGTATCTACCAGACATAGATACTCTTATCAGAACTCCCAATAAATAATATGCCCAAAAAACAAACAATTAAATTCACTATCGGTCAAGATGGTACTGTATCTGAGGAAGTTAGTGGTGTTATTGGTAACAGTTGTATGGAAATAACTGAATCAATAGAAAAAGCATTAGGAACATCAGTTTACATAGAACCAAAGCCAGAATATTATCAACAAGAAAATGTCACACTTCAGCAAAATCAGAACGAAACTTAAAGATAAATCTAAACTTATAAAAGCACTTCAACTTCTCCAATGTATTGTTGAAGAGAATAAGGAGTTAGTCAATCCTATTAATCATCAACATGAAAAGGTAAAGGTAGATATCTCTATAGGAAACGATATTGGATTTCGCTTAAACAAAGAGGGTGAATATGAGTTAGTAGCAGATATACAAACTTGGAATTTTTCAATTCCTCCACGCAGATTTATTGAAAATATTACTCAACAATACGCAAGATCCATTATTACTGAGGCAGTTGAAGAAAAGGGATTTACAATTGCGGAAGAATCGACTACAATAGACAACGAGATTACAATTACTGCAACTAGATGGCAATAAAATTAACGCTCTTAAAATCAGGAGAACTTCTCATATCAGATGCAAAGGAATTGGTTGGTGAAGAAAATCAATTAGAACCTTATGCTTATCTTCTAAATCACCCTCATGCAGTTATAACATCACATAGACAAGAGGATACTGAACAAATAGATGTTATCTTTAGACCTTGGATTGTTATTTCTAAAGATAATGATGTTGTAGTTCCTACTGATTGGGTTGTAACTATTGTTGAACCACTTGACAGTATTAGAGAAATGTACGTTGAAAAACAAAAAACATTTCCAAAAGCAAAAACTTTAGATTTTACGGAGACTAAAAAAGATGGCGATTAAATGCGTTCTGGTTAACATTGATAATGTTCTTATAAGTGAATTGGAAGAAGTTATGTCAGAACCAGGTGAACCTGATTGTCGCTTAATAAATCCATATCTATTCAATTCTTTAGATGATATGAAACCTTGGTTAGAAGCTAGCAATCAGA